TTCATGTAGATGCGGGCAACACGCAGGTCGTGTCGCTCGACCTCGGCGAATCCGTCAGCAAGCACGGACGGCGAGATCGGAGCAACCACGGCGATGTCCGGGTTGGTCTGGCCAGGGAGCGTGTCGAAGCCCGAGACTGCGATGCTGTCGAGGACAGCAAACACACGCTCGTCTTCTGCGGCCTGGATCTGAGCCTTCGCAAGATCCTGCGAACGCTCGATCAGGTCGAACCGACGCTCCTTGATCTGGGTGAGCGGGATCTCCGGGTTCGAGGCGATCTCGAACAGCGGGAAGATCACACGCCGTGGCTTCTGGATTGCGAGGATGTTCTCGCCTTCCTCGCCGACCACGAACGCCGTGACCTCGGGATCCTTGTCGTAGATCGGAAGAGCGCCATCGGGGAGCTGCTCCACGAGGAACGTCTTCCGACCCACCGCCGTGTAGTCACGACGGAGGCGGAGGGGCTGGATCATCGACGCTGCGAGCTTTGCACGGCCCGCAGCGGTACGGATGTACTCGCTGATGATCTGCTGCTTGACTTCGTTTGAAACCTGGTTCATGGCTTCTCCTCAGACCCTCAGGTCGATGACCAGCAAGCTGTTGTTGGCGTCCGGTGCGACCTTGACGACACCCATCACGGTCACGAAGTCCGGGTCAGCCTGACCAGCAACGTTGTACTGGTAGGCGTCCAGAATCGAGTTCGTGATGAGTCCGTTGACTCCGGCGTAGACGAAGTCACCCACGGCGTAGGTCAACGCCGCAGAGGATCCGACCTGCCGACGGGTCTCGTAGATCGACAACCCGACCGTAGCCATCCCACAGACGTAGGGGCCACGACCGCTTGCCACGCCCGGCGTGTTCTCGAAGGGATTGCCGAGGGAATCGTTGATGAAGATTCCGAGCGGCTTCTGGCCTGCCACGTAGGCGGCGAGAATCTGCACCGGACCTCCGTGGAAACCATTCCCTGCGTCCGGGCGAGTGAAGGCAACAGTGCTGCCTAGAACGCCCTTCTTCGTGATGCCCGAAAGGGTCGAGGACAGATTGGGAGCTGTGGTGACGATGGGAGGATTGGACTGCGTGAACGCATCCGCCGTGAGAACCCCAACAGAGTTGCGGGTTCCCATGTGGAAGAGCTGAACGCGGCCGGAGGTCTCCCGGAAGTCACCCGAGCCCTGTCCACCTAGCGGATTTGCCATTGTTGATAGCTCCTGGTGTCAGTTCTGGTCTTGCTGGGGTGTGCCGATGTACATGTTCATCTGCTCTGGTTTTCAGGTCCGGAAAACTTCTGAGACATCCGGAGCCGAATTCCAGAGATTGGACAGCTTCTCGACCTCGCCGCTCGATGCGGCAGGGGCCGGGGAACCGAGACCGCCCAGCTTCGAGACTCCGCCAGTCGGACGAGTGCCGACCGTCTGAGTCGATGCCGTGCGAGTCATCCCACCACCAGCGGCCTGAACCGTCATGGGGGCAGGGGCTCCGTGCTGAAGAACGTGGGCCTGCTGAGCCGACTGAACCTCGGCATGGCTGGCGAACAGAGTCCCGAGGACATCGTCCTCCGGAGTCATCCCAACCTCTCCGATGTCCATCGAGGGGGATTCGAGCTGAATGCCAAAGTCGTTGGCATGCTGAGGCATCGTCTGCTGAGGCTGGCCCTGAGCAAGCATCTGGTCGATCATCTGATCGTCCGTCTGCTGCTGAGCCATCGGGGCCTGCTGCTGAAGCATGGCGTCGAGAGCCTGCTGATCCATCTGCTGCTGGCTCATCTGCTGGCCAGAGCCCGGAGGCTTCGGTGAACCCTGCTGAACGGCCTGCTGGATCATCTGCTCGATCTGCTGGGCCAACGTCTGTTGCTGCTGACCAGCCGAGATGCCCTGCTGGACCATCGTGGCAATCGCAGCCTGGAAGCCCTTCTGGTCACCCTGCTGAGCAGCCTGAACGGCCTTCAGAGCAGTGACCCGCATGGCCGCCTTCTTGTCGTCCTTGTCGTCCTTGCTGTCCTCGATCTTCTTCTTGATGAAGTCGGGCATCTGACCAGCTTGCTTCTTCTCGTCGTCGTCGTCCTGCTGCTGGCCAGCTTCCTTCTTGTCCTTCGCCTCTTCCTTCTTCTTCTCGATCTGCTCCTTGAACTCGGGAGGAAGCTCCTTCGCCTGCTTCTTCTCCTCCTCGTCCTGTTGCTGAGCAGCCTGCTTCTTCTCGTCCTCTTCCTTCTTCTGCTGAGCCTGCTTCTTCTCCTCTTCGTCCTGCTGAGCTGCCTGCTTCTTCTCCTCGTCTTCGTCCTGGTTGGCGAGACGGTTGGCAGTTGCAATCAGGTCAGGGTCGGAAAGATTCATGAGGGCAAGAGCCTGGTCTTCGACGGCTGCCTCAGTTGCCCGGGAACCGAGCATCGAGCGAGCCACCTTGACGCAAACCTCAGCCTTCTTGACGAGAGTCTCCTCGTCGAGAGCTGCCTGCTTGCCTCCACCACCGCCACCACCACGAGCTGGCGTCGAACCGGGATCCTTCTCGGGATGGTCGAACGTGTCACTCCTCATCGCCGGCAGCCCGATAGCATCACGGGTGGTCTGACCATCCGTGTACTCGGCCTTCCAGTTCTGAGCCGAAGGATGAACGTCTTCGGCAAAGGTGGACGGGTCACCCGTGAGGTACTTGTCCGCCGGGGGCTGTTGCTGGATGTGATCTTGATTCATCGCCCGAGGGTCCTCGGCACGCTTTGCCATCTCAGAAGCAGCCTTCTTGACGGCATCCCGGCTCCAAGTGGTTCTCTCACGCATGGGTAGGATCTCCTGTCCAAAATCGGGATATAAAAGGAATCACGCCCCAAGGTCGTAGAGACGACCTTTTACGATTAGGGCTTCTTTTTCGGCCTGAGTCAGGTCTCGCCCAACGAGCCGGCGGCAAGCCAGCAAGTAACTTTCGACATCTCCGTAGGCCCCAGCCCCACCTACAGCAACGACAGTCCGATAAACTCGGTTGTCGCCGGCCATTCTGGGGCTGTTGTTCATGAGGTCTACAATCCGCGAGATGCCCAAAATTTCCCTGCCGGAGAACTTCTGGGCTTTGATGGCCTGCCAACCACCCTGTTGGTGATAAATCAGACCAGCTATGATCCTTTTGGCAATAACAGGATCTTTAACGGTCCCAGCAATGAGTTGAGCGGCCTGACGGAGGGCTGGATTCCGGACCAAAGCCGACTTGATGAGGGTGTCGTTCATGTTCTCAGACCCCGGAGGGCCTGGAACCTCACCTTTATTGAGTTCCCCGCGAATCTTCTCGATGGCCTTTTCCCGGATATGGTCGGCCATGTCGTTGATGGCCGTGTCCATGGGATCCGCAGGAGGTGCCGCTTCAGCCGGCTCTTCCGGTCCACCGGGAGGGGGATCCTGAGCCAAGACCTTGCGGGCTGCCTTCTGGAGCATCGTCGGGTCGGCAACCCGGGACGGCTCAGAAAAGGCAAGCTGCATCTTGCTTGAAAGACCCGCAATCTCCTGAGGAGAAAGAATCGACCGCAACACGGCTCCGGTGAACGCTGGGTTTGCCACCCAGCTCGCTTCGATGAACTTCACCGACTTCGGGTCCGAGGAGTGCCCACAGAGTTCTGCAATCTTCCGGGTCTTCCCAAGATGGTCAACGAACGTGTTGCCCTTCGAGTATCGAATGTGGGTGCAGAGTTGGGTCTCGTCCTCAGCAACATTGCCGCACTTGGAACACACTGTGTAACTGACCTGGCAACCCATGCTCAGAGTCGTGAGACTACCGCTCGCAATGGCATCGATGAGGGATTGATGCTTGCGATCCGTGGCTACGAGAATGTCTACGTAGACCGATTCCCCAATGTCTCGGGCCGCTGCATCGATGATCTTGCCCTTCGACATCTCGGGGATCTGAAGATGCTCGACATAATTCTCCCCGCCGACGAATGTCTTGAATGTCGAGAGGAGTAACTTGCGCTCCCACGAGTCGCAGTTGTGTACGGCCACACCATTAGCGATGTAGGAGTGATCCTCCTCGACATCGAAGTTGTATACAGGCCCCTCATACTCAACGGTTCCGAGGCTCTCGATAATCTGAAGGTGGTACCCGTTCAGAAATCTTAGTTTAGGCACAGCCTGGACATGAGAATCATGGGTAGCCTCGTAAGTGGTCCCCTCCACAAGCTCCGACAGCCACCCAGACCCACAAGCGAGTGTCCACGAATGGCACTCCTTGCTTGGGTCCGAGACAACTTTTTGCTTACCATCGATCACCAATCGACGGCGACCTTCCAGAACAGAATGCGTGAGGTGAGAAGATACCCCCAACCGATGCAAGATCATTTGCATCTGATTTACGAGTGACCTGCTCGACGAAGTTCCAGCGAGGCGACTGTCGTGCCTCGTGACATGGTAACAGCCATCCCCCTCTAGCCACCCACGAACAACCTCAAGTTGGACGTGACGTTCCGCTTCGAGCAAAGAACCGTCAAGAACCTTGGTCGTAGACCCCTTGCCATGAACCCATGTACGGAAGAAGTTTACCAGGTCTCGATTTGTTCTCGTTGTAACGTGGATGCCGTTGTCGTTAGAGTGCTCCCGGATGACCCCCTCAACACCAAACTCTGAACGAAGGAGATCGACTACAGACTGGGCGAGGGTAGTGCGCTCACCCGCATGGAAGGCCCAGCAAACCCCGACCTGTTCGTTCTCTCTGCCGGAGTCCAGTTCATAGTAGCCCTCAGCCGCAAACAATCCGATGAGACGTGCTCGCCCTGGGCTAAGTTCCGTTGCCTTTGTCTCCGAAAGAACCGGGCAAGCAGAAAAGTCATCCCCTGTGAGGTGCCGAGCCTCGACGAACTCGCCCTTCTTTTCCTGAAGGTACTTTGCGTTTGGCACCTTGTGGGCATAGAAGCATTCCTTGGAGCAGTAGTGCCTCCCAAGGAGATGAG